ACTGGTCGAAGCATGGCCCGGCGGTGCACGCAAAGCACCCATCAGCGAATACCAGAACATTCTCTGGTCACGGTTCAACCTCACCACCGCGCAACGGCACACCATCGTCGACTTCACCGAAGCGCACATCGGCGACCAATACGCGTGGGAAGACATCCCCCTCATCGGCATTGCGTTACTCACACGCAGCGCCACCCCAACCTGGCTCGAACACATCATCCGCAACCCGAAGCGATGGATATGCAGCGCCCTCGTTGACGCCGCCTACAGTCGCGCCGGCATCCACCTGTTCAAACATGTGACCCCATCAGCCGTGTTCCCGTCCATGCTCGCCCAATACGCGCACGACAAAGGCTGGGACCACACGCGCAATCCCGGCACGCTGAAAGGCTGGTCATGACCACGCTAAAAGGAGCAACGAACAGTGGCGACCATGCCGCGTACCCATCGAACGCAGGAGAATTCGCGGCGCGATGGAACGCACTTAGCGAAGAGGCCCGCGAAGACCTGCTCCAGCGGCTAGTGCTGGCATCACGAGACGCCGTGCGGTGTTATGAGACACACCATGAATGACGAGCCATGAGACACGCGCCCGTCATTCAAACGTTCTGCAACGACTGCGGCGAACAAGACCAGTTCCACACCCGGACGGAAGCGTTCTTCCACATGGACATGCACGAGTTGGAACACGCCGGCGTCGTCGGCCACCGCGTGTACGTGTGGCAGCAGTTCTGCACCGACAACGGATGGGTCAACTACCGGGCACCAGTATTCGGCAACGCAGTCAACTGAAGGGGCAGCAATGCGGGTGTGCTCAACACCAGGATGCCCAACACTGTACAACGGTGACAGCACACGCTGCCCACAACACGACAGACAAGCAGATGCCCGGCAGAGGTAGACCCTGGGACCGCGAACGCAAACGTTACAAAGACGAATGCCGCAGCGCCGGCGCCGAATGCTGGTTATGTCACGGACGCAAGGGCCCCATCGACTACACGTCCAAGTTCAACCCAGACCAGCCCAACCCGCTCTTGTTCACCATCGACCACGTAACACCGACATCGCTTGGCGGCGACGTCATGCGTAAAGCAAATTGGCGACCATGCCACGCCTCATGCAACACAAGCCGAGGCAACGGAACACGCGGACAATTCCCAACCGCCCGAAAGTGGTGAACCGCACTAACTGAACACGAAAGAATCGCGGACTAATTACCCGTGACAGAAAGCCCCGGCATCCAGAGTGCCGGGGCTTTCGCATTCCTCTGGAGAAAACAATGCAAGACAGGATCTGCACCAGCACCGGATGTGGCCGCCAAGTCAAAGCGCGGAACCTCTGCTCAACCCATTACAACCGGACGCGCCCCAACTGTCACGGCAAGACGATGAAGCCATGCGACGGATGCGGAACACTCGTACCGAAAGAAGCTCGAGCGCAACGATACGAAACGACCGTGTGTTCGGACCTCTGTAGGCATTGGGTTCGATGGGGCACATGGTTGGAGGAACTGCCAACGGCACACTGGGCCAGGATGTACGGCGCTGTTTGCGAATGGGCGCCGCAAGAACCAAGACGAACGCTCCCTTTCTACAGCGGAACCTGCGGGGAATGCGGCGCCTCAATCGTGGAGCGTGCGTACGGTGTGCCCTCACGTTGGTGCGGACGCACCTGTGAACGCCGTGTCAAGAAGCGTGCCCGCCGCGCGGCCGAACACCAAGCGCCTGGCACATTCCGGTACGTGGACGTGATGCGCCAATACCACAGGCAAGGCATGGTATGCGCCTACTGCATGCAGCACTGCGCAGCACTACCCGAACCAGAGCACGTCGTCCCGCTGTCACGCGGCGGCCGCAACGACATGAGCAACATCGTCGCCGCATGCAAGCGCTGCAATGGTGACAAGGGCAACCAAACACCAGACGAGTGGGCCATCGAACGTGCAGCCAAGGGGAAGCCGCCACTACGCACGCACCTATACGGACTGCCTGAGTTCATTCACCTGATGGGTGCCGAGCCGACAGGGCAAGCCCGGTTCCAGCTCGCGGCCTGACCGTCCGCCAGCGCCACCCACCCCCATACCCTCAACAGCAGTTGAACGGTGGCCCTCCGGGGAGGCAATCTTTCTCTCCCCACGGTAAATCGGGGCTTCTAGCCCGGTCTGGAGGCTTGTCGTGGGTGTGCTTTCGGCGGTGGTTGAGGCCTTGGATGCTGCGCGCGCGTCTGGGTATCGGCGGGAGATTGCTGAGGCGTTGGCGGGTGCTTTGGATGATCCGGATCGGGTGAATGCGTCGACGGCGGCGAAGTTGGATGCGCTGATGGTGGATCTGACCGGGGGCCCGGTTCGAGCGGAGGTTGATCCGAGTGACGATCTTGCAGCCAAGCGCGCCGCCCGTCGTGCTGCCGCGAGTTCGTAGCGTTCCGGAGTATTCGTTTACGTCGGGTGTTGAGGCTGTGGAGTTGGCGGCGACTGCTGGTCTGGTTTTGGATCCGTGGCAGATTGCGTCGGTGAACGACATTCTCGCTGAGGATGATCGGGGCATGTGGTCGGCGTTTGAGTCGGCGTTGTTGGTGCCTCGGCAGAATGGCAAGGGCGCGATTCTCGAGTGTATTGAGATTGCGGATTTGTTCTTGTTCGGTGCCGAGTTGGTGATTCATACGGCGCATGAGTTCAAGACGGCGCAGGAAGCGTTTCGGCGGGTGTTGTTCCTGGTGGAGAATTGCGATTCTCTGCGTAAGAAGGTGTCCCGGGTGCGGACCTCGCATGGCGAGGAGGGCATTGAGCTTACGAACGGTCACCGGTTGCGGTTCTTGGCCCGGTCGAATGGTTCGGGGCGCGGGTTTTCCGCTGACCGGTTGATTTATGACGAGGCGTATGAGCTGCCGGAGGAGACGGTGGCTGCGTCTCTGCCGATCATGTCGGCCCGGCCGAATCCTGGTCTGATTTACGCATCGTCTGCGGCGCTTGACAAGTCGGTGACATTGCGGGCTGTGATGGCGCGAGGCCGGTGTGAGGACGGGCGGGCGAAGGACGGGAACCTGTGTTACATCGAGTTCTCGGCTGATCCGAAGGCTGATTTGGATGACCGGACGGAGTGGGCTCGGGCGAATCCGGCGATGGGGTATCGGATTCGTGAGGAGTTCGTTGCCAAGGAGCGCGCGGCCATGTCGGATGTGACGTTCGGGCGCGAACGTCTCGGTATCGTGGATGAGTCCAAGGGCGCGACGGTTGTTGATATGGGCCGTTGGGCCGCGTTGGCGGATTCGACTGCCGAGCCGGTCGGTCGGGTTGCGTTCGCTGTTGATATTCCGCCGGATAGTTCGTTCACGTCGATCGCTGTGGCTGGTCGCACTGCGGATGGTCGCGTGTTCGCGCAGGTTGTAGAGCGTAAGCGCGGAACGGGCTGGGTTGTTGACCGTGTGGAGGAGTTGCAGCACGAGTGGAACCCGCTGGAGATTGTTCTTGACGCGGTGGGGCCCGCGGGTGATTTGTTGGCGGCGTTCAAGGTGGCGGGTGTTGACGTCACGACGGTGACGATGCGTGAGCATGCGCAGGCCTGCGGCAGTTTTCTCGCATTGGTTACGGAGAAGGCTGCGGACGGGGCGGACCGGTTTGTCCACACGAATCAGCCGGGTTTGAACGCCGCGCTCGAATCGGCGCGGAAGCGTGACGCCGGCGAGGCCGGCGCGTGGCTGTGGAATCGCCGCGACGATACGGATATTTCCCCGATTGTTGCCGTCACCTTGGCGGCTTACGCGTTTTGCCGGTCTATAGAAACCCCCACTGATTCTCGAATGTTCGTGTTCGGACGATAGGAGTTCGTATGGCCCTGTCCGATGACGAGCAGTCCATGTTCGATAACCTGCGGGAGACGCTGATTGCGTCTCGTGCGAAGACGCGTCTGTTCAATGACTATTACGAGGGAATTCACCGGCTGGCGCAGTTGGGGTTGGCGATCCCGGATGAGTTGAAGCGGTTCACTGTTGTGGTGAATTGGCCGCGTGTGGTGGTCGATGCGATTGAGCAGCGTTTGGACATTACCGGGTTTCGGATGCCGGGTAAGGATTCCGCGGATGATGCTCTGTGGGACATTTGGCAGTACAACAACATGGATGAGCGGGCCGCGTTCGCTCACATTGACACGTTGGCGTTGTCGAGGTCTTATGCGTCTGTTGGGACGAACGCTGACGATCCGGAGTATCCGATTATCAGTGTTGAGTCTCCGATGGAGATGGCTGTTGTGCGGGATGCGCGCACGCACGCGGTTACTGCGGCGCTGAGGTTGTACGGGTCGGGCAATAAGACCGAGTTTGGTGCGTACACGAACACGGCTGAACTGTTCGATGACCATGCCACGTTCTACCTGCCGAACAAGACGATGTGGTTGCGGAATGTTGAGGGTGAATGGGTTGACGAGCTCGACCCGGACGTGCACAACCTGGGTGTGGTGCCTGTTGTTCCGTTCGTGAACCGGAACCGTGCCACTCGTGTGACGAATTCCATCATGGAGGGCGTCTCCGAGATGGTCGACGTCATCCCGATTGCGGATTCGGCGTCGAGGGCGATCACTAACGCGCAGTTGGCGACGGAGACTGTCGCGGTGCCGCAGAAGTACGCCCTGGGTGTATCCAAGGGCGATTTCGTGGATACGGATGGTAACCCGCTGCCGGCTTGGGAAGCGTATTTCGGGTCGGTATGGGCGAATGGTAATCCGGATGTGAAGATCGGCCAGTTGCCGTCCGCGGACCTGTCGAACTTCGAGACGATGATCGACATGTACGCGCACATGGCGTCGGGCCTGTCGTCGCTGCCGATTGAGTATTTCGGTCTGTCCACGAACAATCCGCCGTCTGCTGATGGGCAGCGTGCGGGTGAGACGCGGCTGATCAAACGGGCTGAGCGTAAGCAAACGTCGTTCGGTAACTCGTGGGAGGCGTTGCAGCGTCTTGTGATCCGTTTCCGCGATGGTGAGTGGGATCAGGATGCGCGTCGCATGGAGACGTTGTGGCGTGACGCGGGTACGCCGACCGTGGCGCAGGTGACTGATGCCACGGTGAAGGAGTACACGTCCGGACTGTCGGATTGGGAGACGGCGCAGGAGAACTTGGGCCGGTCGCCGGAGACGATCGCGCGCATGAAGTTGCGTCGTCAGAATGACCTGAATGCGGCGTCCGGGTTTGGGGTGCAGGCGGCGGTGAATCAGACCATGAACGGCGGTCAGGATGTCGCAGCAGTCTGAGATCGCGTTCGCGCACCGCAGGCAGCGTGAGTTGTTGGCGGCGCGGGTGATAGCTCAGGTCGGTTCGCAATGGTCGATGGCTACAGTGAACGACTTGGATCGTTCGTGGAATATTCTGGCGCCGAAGATGGTGGCGACGGTCACGGCGGGGCAGGTTGAGGCTGCACGTCAGGCTGGCCCGTACCTGTCCGCGGTTGATGGCGCGTATGGGGTGCGAACACCGGATGTGTCGTTGGTGCCGGAAGCGTTCGGCGGGGTCATGGTCGACGGCCGTGAGGTTGGCCCGGCCATGTTCACGGCTGTGACGACGGCGAAAACGGCGATTGGTGCCGGTGTGGCTCCGCCGGCGGCGTTCATAGCGGGTGCGCAAGCGTTGGCGGTGATTGTGTCCACGGCGGTGCATGATATGGGTCGTCAGGCGGATATCACATTGGGGCGTGCGAAAACGTACACGCGGTATGTCCGTGTGGTGGGCGGTTCGGCGTGCTCGAGGTGCGCGATCCTGGCGGGCATTTGGTCGTCGGAGACCGCGTTTCAACGTCATGCGTCGTGTCAGTGCACAACGATGCCGGTGACGGTGACGCGTGATGGTAAAGAGTTGGCGAAGGTGCCTGACGGGTTCCATTTGACCGCGGATTCGTATTTCGAGTCCCTGTCGAAAGCGGATCAGGATCGCGTGTTCACGAAAGCGGGTGCTGAGGCGATCCGTAACGGTGCGTCACCGATGAAGGTTGTGAACGCGCGCCGTGGTGCACCAGGTATCGGGTATGGGCATGCGATTGGGTTTCAGAAGTCACAGATTCGCGGTAACCGGCTCATCAAAACCACGATCGGTCGTAAAGCGGACGGTTCCCCGTTGCAGGTGTATTTGACGAAAGAGGGAACGACGGCGCGCGGCCAGTTCGGGCGCGCCGAGTTGGCTCGAGCGTCTGACGGGTTCACTCGTTCGTCCACGATTCGTCTCATGCCGGAATCGATTATCAAAATGGCTGGGTCTGATACGACCCGGCTGCGTGAACTACTCACCCGTTACGGGTACATGAACTAACCGCGACAAAGGAAGGCCTCACTTCGGTGGGGCCTTTTTTGTTGCCCAAAAACTTCCCGCCGCACGGTGGGGACCGCAAAACAATGCCGAGGCCGCACGGTCGTCATCCGGCAACTTCCCGCACGGGAGAAATGAGGGACAGGAAATGCCAGAGCCAGAAGCCCCGGCCGAACCCGCCGCCGTTGTTGAGCCCACCGAACCCGTCGAGCCTGCACAGGTCGAAACGGATTGGAAGGCCGAAGCGCGCAAGTGGGAGACGCGGGCGAAGGAGAACGCTACCGCCGCCGCGCAACTCAAAGCACTTGAGGATGCGCAGAAGACGGAACAGCAGCGTCTTGAGGAGCGAGCCACCGCAGCGGAACGGCTCGCCACGGAACGCGAAGCGGACGCGATCCGCGCACGTGTCGCTCTCGAAAAGGGACTGACGCCGGCGCAGGAGAAACGTCTCGTGGGTGCGACCCGTGAAGAACTCCTCGCCGACGCGGACCAGCTTCTTGTGGATCTCGGCGCCCGCCCTCGAACACCTGCACCCGACCCGTCTCAAGGCCCCAAGGCCGCGGTGGGTGCGTTGTCTCCCGCGGAACAGTTCGCGGAAATCATTCGCAACAAGACCAGCGGCAACTAGTCGCAGAAAGGGCCAATCATGGCTATCAACTCCACGGCGTTGTCGAACGTATCGACCACGCTTCTGCCCCCGACCATTACGGGGCCGATCTTCTCGAAGGCTGCTGAGCAGTCGGCGATCATGTCCCTCGCGCGCCGGGTTCCCCTGTCCGTGTCGGCGCAGACCGCGATTCCCGTCCCGATGGACATTCCCGTTGCCGACTGGGTTGGTGAGGGTGGCGTGAAGCCCGCCTCGCAGGCCGGTATCGGCGTGAAGACGATGACGGGTAAGAAGGTTGCACTGCTTGTGCCCGTGTCGGATGAGGTTGTTCTCACGAACCCGGCCGGTCTGTACGACCAGTTGCAGCAGGATCTCCCCACCGCCCTGGCTCGCGCGTTCGACTACGCCGGGATCAACGGCAAGTCGCTGCGTACCGGCAACGCCGGCCCGTTCGGTGACTACCTCGCGCTCGCGTCGAACACGGTCGCGCTGGGTACCGCCACGCAGGCGAACGGTGGCCTGTACGCCGACATCGTGAACGGTGTGGGCAAGGTTGTGGACCGCAACTACGACTTCACCGGTATCGCGGCGGACCCGCGGTTCAAGGTGGATGCGCAGCTCGCGACGGACACGACCGGGCGGCCGCTGTTCCTCGGGAACGATTCGCCTGCCGGTAACGGTATCGCGGGGAACCTCGCCGGTTACCCGACGTCGTTCAACAAGGGCGTCTCCGGTAAGTATTGGCGCGCAGGCGACTCGGTGCAGACGATCACCATTTCGGGCACCCCGACCGGTGGCACGTTCACCGTGTCATCGGGTGGGAACTCGTACCAGGCTGCGTACAACGTGTCCACGACCGCGCTTCAGACGGCGATCCAGGCGTGGGGCGGCGTGTACGCGACCGTCACCGTCACGGGCACCGCCGGTTCCTCGTATGTGATCACGTTCCCTGCGATCACGTCCGGTGTTGCGTCTGCTGCTGCCCCGTTCACGGTGAACGGCAAGGCACTGACCGGGGGCACGAACGTGTCCACGTCCGTTGCCGCGTCTGGCGCTGGTGGAACGGATTCGCTGCTGCGTGGTGTTGGTGGTGACTGGTCGCAGGCGGCGTACGGCGTCGGCATGGACATCAGCATCAAGATCTCGAACGAGGCGAACTACTTCGACGGGACCAACTGGCACTCCGCGTTCCAGGAGAACCTGACCCTGCTGCTCGTGGAGGCCTACTACGGCTTCGTGCTGGGGAACCCGGACGCGTTCGTGCTTTACACCAAGGGCACCGCGTCGTTCTAACCGTTTGATCTGAGAGGGGAGGGTGTGTGATGGGTAATCCGGCCATGAGTAGTGATCTGGTGGCGCGGTCGTTGCGCACCCTCTCCGATCAGGAGCAGACGGTGGGGCAAACCCTGCTGGATGATGCGTGGGCGATTGTTACCGCGGAGGTGCCGAACGCATCCACGCGGCTTAACACGGATCCGCAGTATTCGTCGCTCGTGATTCGTGTTTTGTGCGCGATGGTGTTGCGTGTCCTGAACAACCCGGACGGGAAACTGTCTGAGGCTGTTGACGACTACCAGTACCGGTTGGATGCGTCGGTGTCCACGGGTGCGTTGTATCTGTCGGATGATGAGCGCGATTTGCTCGGTTTGGGTGATGGGACGTCGGATAACGCGTTCACGATCCGGCAGGTTGCGGTTCCGTATCGTGCGATGCCTGTTCAGTGGGAGTTCCTGCCGTGAGTCAAGGTTCCGCGGTCCGGTTCGGACGCAACATGGCTGAGGCGCGTATGACGGACACGTGCGAGATCACCCGCGAAACGGGGTCGACGGTGGATCCTGCGACGGGTTTGAATACGCCTACGACGGTCATCGTGTACTCGGGGAAGTGTCGTCTGAAGTTCACGACGGCGCGTGTGTTCAAGGTTGAGGCTGCCGGTCAAGTGTTGGGTGAGGAGAAGCCGGAGTTGTCGTTGCCGATTGGTGCGGCGGGTGCTGGTGATGTGCGGGCGAAGGATGTGGCGACGATCACGGCTGTTGATCCGGTAACGGGTGATCCGGCTCTTGTGGGGACTCGCCTGGTGGTTGATGGGCCGCATTCGCAGACTGCTGCAACAGCGCACCGGTTCCCTGTTCTGGTTGTGTCGTAGGGGGTTGGCGTGGCTGACGACATCACCTGGGATTTCTCGGAGTTGACGAAACTCGCTGGTGACTTGGGCAAGGTGCCGAATAACGCTGGCCCGAAGATTCGCGCCGCTGTGCAGTACACGGCCACGAACGTGAAGAAGGATGCGCGCGCTTCGGTGTCGGAGGGTAAGTCGTCGTGGTCTGCGTTGCCGCCCGCTATCGATTACGACCTGCATGGCACCACCGGGCGCAATTTGGGTGGTATTTCCGCTGAGGTTGGGTACAACAAGGGTCGCGGCGGCGGCAAGTTGGGCAATTTGCGTGAGTTCGGCGCTCCCGGTAAGAGCCTCGCCCCACACAACGATCTGGCTAACGCGCTCGAGAAGAACCAGAACGATTTCCAGCATGGTCTCGAGGTTGCGTTGAAGGATGCGGAACGTGAGGCGGGGCTATGAGCTGGGCGGATACTCAAGCGGTTGTGGCTGCGATTCAGCAGGTGCCGGCGGTGGCGGACTCGACGTTTCCGGTGTTGGCGCCGGTTCAGCCGGAGTTGCAGCCGCTCCCGTATGTGGTGGTGTTCCCGTCTGATGGTGTTGATACTGCGGATCGTGTGACGGGTCCGCGCGTGTCTGAGCATCCGGCGTTCACCCTGCATGTGGTGGGTTCGTCGGCGAATCAGACGCAGGTTGTCACGGGGTTGATCAAGGCCCTGTTTGTGACTGGTGGCCGGTTTATTCCTCCCGCCGTGGAGGGTCGCCGTAATTCGCGCGGGTATTGGCGTTCCCCGATCCCGTTGCAGACAGACACGGATGTTGACCCGGCGTTGATTTATCAGGTGATCGAGCTCGGTTGGGTGTCCGAACCCGCCCCCGTTATCGCACCCTAAATCGCAGCTAAAAGCGCACCATTTTTCGCCCCGCATTGTCGGGGCTTTTTTCATGCCCAAGGGAGGCCAGTCATGGCGCTGATCGAAGTTGAGGACCGCAACGGCAACCGCACCCACGTGGAGGAAGCCCACCTGCGACGGTGGCCGTCCCTGGCAGCAGAATTCCGGCCCGTGTCGGAGAAGGTCGCACCCGCGACCGAGGAAACGCCTGCGGGCGATAAGGAAGAGGAGATCTGATGGCTCAGGAAACAGTTCCGGTCAGCGTCAACAGTGACGACAACCTGCGCATTACCGCGGCGGCGGCTGATGGTGATGCGCATTCGGCGGCGGTTCTCGCGGCTGGTGATGACCTGACGTACAGTCTGGTGTCGTTCACGCGGACGATCGCTGAGGCGACGGTCGCGGATCCGCGTCTCACACTGGTGCAGCAACTCAGTCGGCGCGGTAAGACGACGGAAACGATCGAGGTTGTCGGCATCTTCGGCGATGACACGGATGTGGCGTACACGACCTGCGTTGAGGGCACCATCCTGAACGTCGCGGTGCGGTATTCGACGCCGAACGCGACCGAGTGGACGGCTGCGCAGGTCGCGGACATTCTGCATGTTCAGTGCGGCAAGCGTCGCAAGAACGCGCCCGTTGAGAACGGTGTGCAGACGTACACGCAGGCGTGGTACCCGGTGCAGCCGACTGAGGATGACGCCGCAATCATCGCCTAGTAGTTCCTGCCCGGACGGTTCCCCCGCTTTCCGTCCGGGCAGGTTCACCGTAAGTGGGGGTTGAAGTGGGGAAGCGATGAGTTTCGAGGATGACCTGAAGGCTGAGTCCGAGGTTGTGAAGCCGACACGTGACGTGGATGTTTCGTTGAACGGGAACTTGCACACGATCCGGTTTACGCAGATGGACGGCACCGATTGGGCTGCGGCAACGGATCAGGCGCCGGCGCGCCCTGGTGTGCTGTTGGACATGCGGTATGGATACAACCTGCGGCAGCTCGTGTATGTTGTCGCGCCGAAGTCGGGTAAGCGTGTTGTCGGCGCTGAAGAGGTTGCTTTGACGGAGGATCAGTGGCGGTTGCTGTTGAAGTCGCTCAAGGGTGGCCCGATGATGCGTCTCGGGGATGCCCTGTTCATTCTGAATGAGTACGAACCGGATGAAGAGGTTGCAGCGGCAAAAAAAGCATCCGCGGTCGCGCCCGCGCTGAACTCCGATTAGCTCGCGCTCTGGGGGTTTCCCCGCGCCGGTTGAATGGTTGGGAGCCGCGCGAGGTGACCGACCATGTGTATCAGGGTGGCCGTCTGGTTCGCACTGTGACGCGTCGTGAACCTGAGTTCTCTCATGCGGACAAGGTTGCGTTGTTGGCGTTGGATGCGTACGAGGCCGATTTGGGGCCGCATGGGTTGCCGTTGTCGGAGACGACGGACCCGGCGAATCAGCGCGCGTATGTTGCTGAGAATCCGGTGATGGATTGGGCTGCGCGGGCGATCAGTGACGCGCAGAGGAAGTATTACAAGCAGTTCCCGGACGAGTCCGGGGATGGGCACCTGTGGGGCGTAAAGCGGGTTCAGCCGCGACCCAAGAAGTAGTCGTAGCCGCCGAATAGGGCTGTTGCTGCGGCGACAGCCGCCAGGCCGGAACCGAGTTGGAACGCACCGGGTACGGCGAGCGCGAGCGCAAGTCCGAGGCAAAGCATGGCGGCGATGCCGATGCCGCAAGCGATCCCGAGTGCGCGAACCCAAACCGGTTTCTTCACGGCGGTTGCGCGGGCCGCGGATTCGGTTTCCCCGAAGTAGCTCATGCCGGGGATTTTACAACTCCAAACAGTCAGGTGGTGATCTTTTGACGGATCGTACAACGAAGGTCACCCTGACGGCTCAGGTTTCGCAGTATCTCGCCGGCATGGACGCGGCCGCTCGGAAGACGAACGAGTTCGCTGCCGGTTCGACGCAGAAGTTGGCGGCTCAGAAGCAAGCCTTCACGAGTGTGGGCACTGCCATGCTCGCGATAGGTGCCGTCGCTGCTGCCGGCGTGGGCCTTGCGGTGAAGTCGTTCGCGGATTTCGACGCGAAGATGTCGCAGGTCAAAACCCTGTCGCACGCGACCGCGAAGGAAATGAACGACCTCGGCACTGCTGCGTTGACGTTGGGGCAGAAGATCGGGTTCTCGGCAACGCAGGTTGCGGATGCGGAGATCGAACTCGTCAAGGCGGGCATTTCCACCAAGGACATCATGGGTGGCGCTTTGAAGGGTGCCCTCGAGCTTGCCGCGGCCGGTCAGATCGATGTGGGCAACGCAACCGAGATCGCAACTATCGCGCTTACCCAGTTCAACTTGAAGGGTAAGGACGTTCCTCACGTCGCCGACCTGTTGGCGGCTGGTGCGGATAAGGCCCTCGGTGGCGTGTCTGATCTGGGCGAGGCGCTGAAGTCTGGCGGTTTGGTGGCGTCCCAGTTCGGCGTGTCCCTGAACGAGACCGTGGGCACCCTGTCAGCGTTCGCTAACGCCGGCCTGATCGGTGAGACGGCAGGCACGGATCTGCGGCAGATGCTTTTGAAGTTGGCTAGCCCGTCCGCTGAGGCGGCGTCCACGATGAAGAGTCTCGGCATCAACATTTATGATGCGTCGGGCAAGTTCGTGGGCATGTCTGGGCTCGCAGGTCAGCTCGCGGACAAGATGGGCAAATTGGACCCGGCCACCCGCAACGCGGCCCTGTCCACAATTTTCGGCTCGCGTGCTATCGCTGGCGCGAACGTTCTCTACAAGGAGGGCGCGAAGGGCATCGGCGACTGGACGAACAAGGTCAACGACACCGGATTCGCCGCGCAGCAGGCCAGCGGGAAGATGGACAACCTGCAAGGCGATCTCAAGAAGCTCGGCGCGGTTTTCGAGACGGACCTGATCAAGACGGGTTCGACCGCTAACGGGGTCATGCGTGACTCGGTGCAGGCCGTCACGGCTCTTGCTACCGCGTACGGTGACCTGCCCAAGCCGGCGCAGGGAGCAATTCTCGCTGTCGGGGCACTGGTCGCGGGCATCGGCCTGGTGGGTGGCACAGCGTTTCTTGCTGTGCCGAAGATCGCAGCGTTCAGGGCTGCGCTCGTCGAACTGGGTACGTCCATGCGCACCGTGTCTCTAGCAGGTGGCGCGGTCGGGCTCGCTATTGCCGCGCTGGTGCAAATCTTGGCATCCGTGGCTGAGCAGCAGGCCAAGGCGGACGCGGCGGCGCAAGGACTGGCGGACACGCTCGATAAGCAAACGGGTGCGGTCACGAAGAACTCACGCGCGTTCGTGGCGAACCAGTTGCAGAAGGACGGCACCCTGAAGCTCGCCAAGGAGATGGGGCTCGCCGAGAAAACAGTTGTGGACGCCTACCTTCAGCAGCCCGCCGCGTTGGAGAAGGTTCGTAAGGCCCTCTCCGACACGAAGGATGTGAACGGTGAGTACGTCAAGGGTCTAATCAAGAACGGGCTGACCGGCGACGATCTCATCAAGGGCACCAAGGCGCTCAACGATGTTATCGGTGAGGGCGCTGCGGCTACCCGATCCGCGAAGGAGCGAACCAAGGAACTCTCTGACGCGAACGTGGATAGTGCACAGTCCACGCAGACTGCTGCTGACACGTATCAGTCGGCGGCGGATAAGGCGAAGGATCTCGCTGACCAAATCCAGAACCTCACCGATGAGATCAACAAGGCGAACGGTGTCGGTCAGGATGCGATTTCCACGAACGCGTCGTATCAGGATGCGTTGTCGAAGGTTCAGGACACGATCAAGCAGGCGAAGGCTGGCGTTGACGGGTATTCGACGTCGTTGGATACCACAACGGCGGCGGGTGCTGATAACGCGGCCATGTTCTCGGACCTTGCGAGTAAGTCGCAGGCGGCGGCTAAGGCACAGTTCGACGTGGACCATAACGCTGTCCAGTACCGGGAGAACCTGAAAGCGGGCCGGCAAACCCTCATTGACCAGATCACAGCTCTTACGGGTAACGCGGCGGCGGCGCAAACGTTGGCGGACAAGATTTACGCGATCCCGTCTGAGAAGGAAGTGCAACTGCTTGTCAACACTGCGGATGCGGAAGTGCAGCTCGCGAAGTTGAACGCGCATTTGAACCAGGTCGCTGCGACTCGTACGGCGACTATCAATGTGGTCACGAACTCGGATGGTTCTACGGCTCGTGGCATGATCGCTAGAGCTGGTGGTGGCCCCGTTTATGGGCCGGGCACGTCCACGTCGGATTCGGTGTTGTTGCGTGCGTCGGCTGGTGAGTACGTCATCAACGCGGACGCGTATGCGAAGAACAAGGCCCTGGTGGAGGCGATCAATAACGGCACGTCGTTGTCGGCGGCGCGGTTGTCGCCTGCGCCACAGCAGTACGCGTCCGCGCCGTCGCTTGCCGCTCCGGTGAGCGTGCAGGTCGTGTCGAACGGTATCGACCTGTCCGGGTTCCTGGATGTGTTCGTTGACGGAAAGTTGCAGCGCGCCGATAGGGCAACGTCGCAGCGTGTTAGGGCGGGGGTTCGACCGTGACGTTCACTGTGACTGCTGTTCCTGATGGTACGCCGCGCCCGTATGTGGAGGTGACGGTTGATTCTGTGCCGGCGCCTCGTGTGACGGTGTGGCGGGTGTCTGGTGGGCGTCGTTTCAAGGTGCGCGGTCTGGTGAATGTGATCTCCACGGATGGTGTTACGGGCCGGGATTATGAGGCGGGTTTTTTCGTCCCTGTCGGGTATCAGATGGAGTATTTCGACGCGTCGGGTATGTCTACCGGGTATTCGGATACCGTGTCGGTCGCGTCGGTTGGTTTGACGGGTATTCAGCCGTGGGAGGCGTGGTTTCATAACCCGTTGGATCCGTCTGGTGCGGTGAAGGTGGATTTGTATGGGTCGGCGGCGCAGCAGTTGACGCGTGGCACGGACGCTACTACAGCGTTCGTGCCGGGTCGGTCTGTGGGTGTCACGTTTCCTGGCACTCGGCGCGGGTTGCAGCAGGTGGTTTTGGATTGTCGCACGCACACGGTTGAGGATGCGCAAAAGCTGGACACAATTCTGGGCGCCTATGACTCGGATGCGTTGTCGATTGTGTGTGTGTGCGCGCACCCGCAGTCGTGGTTGCCGCCGACGTTGTTCGCGTTCGTGGGTAGCTCGTCGTTGCAACCGTTCGGGGTTGAGTACGGGGAAGTGTTGTGGGGTTTGACGGGGGATGAGACTGCCCCGCCAACACCCGCCGTCATCACACCGTTGCTCACCTACGACGACTTCACCGCTTTCTACGCCAGCTATGACGCGTTCACTGCCGCTTACCCGGACTACTTGACCGCCTCGAGGGACTACAGCGTGAAGGGTGCTTCATGATCACCGTTTCCGATGAGTTGAATGCGGCTATTTCTGGTGGTTCGTTTTCGTCGTCGTACGTGTTTGATCTGATCGTTGACGGTCAGGTGAAGTTGTCGAATCAGCCGTTGACGCAGTGTGAGTTGTCGGCTGACGCGGGGCAGAAGATTCTCACTACCGGTTCGGCGACGTTCACGTATACGGATGATGAGGGCACGTCGGTTGCGCCCACCGATCTGACGTCTTGGTTCACCCCTGTTGCCACGTTTCTGGATATTTCGTACCGGGTGACGGTGGGGGATGAGTTCGTTGGGCAGGTGCTGCGGGGCCGGTTCAAGCTGACTGGTGTTTCCGATGTTGTCGGGAAAATGGTCAAGTTTCAGGACCGGGTGTTGTCTGTTGGCGACCAGTTGAATCTTGAGTTCTCCGACCGGTTTTACACCACGAATTATGAGGACTTCCTTGTTCCGTCTGGTCCGTCTCAAACAGGGTCCGTGTGGGCTGAGATTGGTGCGCTGACCGGGTTCCCGTTGGATCGGACTGGTGTGGCGGATGCTGCTATCACCCGGACGGTGACGTATAAGGATAACCGTTTGGATGCGGTGTTCGATTTGGCGTCGATTCTGAACGCGAACCCGTACATGACCCCGGCTGGTGCGGTGGGTATGCGCCCGTTGACGTGGGGTGACCCGGTGAAAACGTTGACGCAGGGTGCTGGTGGGACGATCACGCAGGTGTCGCCTAATGACTTGTCTGATGATGGCATTTACAACCAGGTGGTTGTGCGGTCGTGGGATGATTCCCAGTCGGCGGTGTTGGCGACGGCTGAGGTTGAGTTGGGGCCGTTGCGTTATGGTGGCCCGTTTGGTCGGAAACCGTATTTCGCGTCGTCGCAGTTTGTGACGACGGCGGAGCAGGCGCAAGCGTACGCGCGGTCGTTGTTGCCTTCGGTGTCGCAGATGCCGGCTATCACGTATTCGATTCAGTGCGTCCCGGATCCGACGCTTGAGGTGTGGGATGTGGTCAATTTTGAGGCGAACAACGGGCTGATCCTTCCTGGTCGTATTACGAAGATCACGTTGCCGGATCGTGGGCCGATGACGATTACTGGTCAGGTGAACCGTGACTAGCGCTGCGGAGGCGACCGCCCGGGCGTTGGCAACGATCCCGTCTATTTCGTCACTGACCGGGCAGTATGTGTCCACGAATGCTGACGGTACGGTGCTGGTTGATTTCAGCGAGGGCCCGGTGCAGGTGTATTCGGCCGGGTTTTACACACCGTTGCCTGGCGAGTCGGTGCGGGTGCTCAAAGTGGACGGGTTCACGATGATGCTCGGCCCGGTGACTCCGAAGTCTGTTTACGGCCGTGTGACTGCTACAGGGTTACCGAAGTTGACCGTTGCGTTACCGGATGGTAGTTCGGTGCAGCTCGGGTATGTGTCGTCGTCGTACCCGTCCCCGGCGGTGAATGATCCGGTGCTGATCAATTGGGGTAACGGCGGCATTGTGGTGGGGAAGGTTACGAGCATTCCCGGTTCGGATTATTTGCCGCCTGCCGTGGTTGGTGCTGCTACACGTTCGGGGTCGGCTGATTTCCGGGCGACCGGTTCGGGGTCATACGACCACAACTACAACTCGTGGTTTCAGGATGACGTGTGGGCGTCGGTGCACGCGAACGGTGTCTGGTTTTACGGGTCCACCATTGCGGACACGATCCCCGACAATGCGACGATCACAGCGGTGCATCTGACCATGAACGAGTTCTACTCGGTGGGTGGGCAGACGGCGATAGGCACGCACGCTCTCACGTCGAAGAGTGGCGCCCCCACCGTGTCGAACGCGGCCGGGCAGCGCGACGCCACCGGCTGGGTTCTTCCCACCTCGTTCGGTGACGCGCTCAAGACGGGTGCCGCGTGGGGTGTCGGCACCGTCACGGGCAATTACTTCCACAAGTACCAGGGGCGCGCATCTGACGCCCAGTCGGGCATGTTGCACATTGAATGGAGCATCTAAATGGCACGCACAGGCGATAGGGCAGATGTTCCCCTTGTTGGCACGTTCGGTGGTTCCCCGGATTTCGCGGCGGACCTGACCGAGTTGGGGAGTGAGGTTGCGCAGCTCGTGGCCGCGCCGGCGAACTTTGCGGCGTTGCCTACTCAGAAGAATTGGCCGGGGCGTGTGCTGCCGGTTGCTGATACTGGGGCGTTGTACGAGTGGATCAGTAGCACGTGGGTGCTCATGTGTCGGCCCGCAACAGCGTGGACGAACCTGACGTTGGCGTCGGGGTGGGCGAATCAGGCGACGAACCCGTACGCGCCGTTGCGGTGGCGGTTTGATCAGAACGGTTGTTTGCGGTTGCAGGGTCAGGTGGCGACTCGTACCGGGTATGGGGTGACGGAAGCGTTCGCCACTTTGCCTGTTGGTGCACGCCCGCCCGTGTCGGTGGAAGTGCCTGTGGTGGGGAACGGGACGAACCCGCGCACGTTCAACTCGGTCCTGATCAACACGAACGGGACGTTGAATCTGTACGGCCCTGTGACGGCGGCGTTCAACATGGGCGAGCCTGTCATCTCGCTCGTCTAACCCCCCGATTGTTCTCTCTTGCCCCGCCATTGCGGGGTTTCGTCGTTTAAACGGGAAGGTTCCCTCATGGCGCTTGATGGTGAAGCCGCAGCCCAGTACATGCACGTCGGCCAGCCGAACGCGAGGAACGCCTGCCTGTACACGGTATGGCTCGCCTACGGTTCCCCGCACACGATCGGCCCGAAGGCGGGGTACACGTTCCCGACCGCGATTGAGGCGTTCAACTACACGACGAAGCGTCACACCGACCGGAACCCACCTCGAGGTGCCGCGGTGTGGTTCGGTGCCCTGTCCGGCCCCCGGTATGCGAATGACGCGCACTGGCGGGACGGAGATGTGTGCGTGTCCCTCGGTGCGGGGAATTTGGGCGGCACCGATCATCCGTGGGGACAGGTTGGGCAGTTGACCATTGCCGAACGTGAGGCGGAGACCGGCCGCAAGTACCTCGGCTGGTCTGAGGATTTCATCGGGAACGACATCAACATGCCCGGCTTCACGCCGGCAGAGGAGGACGACATGTACACGGACGACGACCGCAAGTTGCTTGCCAACGTCTACAACGCCATCTTCTTCGGCGGCCCCTCCATGCAGGACGACAAGAAGTCGATCTCACGCACCCTCGCCGAGCTGCAAGCGAACGTGGGCGCGCTTCAGGCGACGGTGCAGGCTCTCGCCGCTGGTGTGGGGGAACCCGCGGCGGTGCAGGCTGCGGCGCAGGCGGGTGCTGAAGCGGCGTTGAAGAACGCGCGCATCGTCACTAACCAGTAACCCTCTCACCCCAGGGGAGGGGAAACTCATGCCAGACCTACCCGGTTTTTGGTCCCTGACACCCATCGGCGCGCTCGTCGGTGTTGTGGTCCTCGCGTATTGGCTTCTCGCGACGGGCCGTGTGATTGCACGGTCCACGCATGTGCGGGAGTTGGCGATGTCGGATAAGCGAGGCGACGAGTGGAAAGAGACAGCGAAGGCTCGTCAAGAGTTGATTGAGGCGCAGACGGTGCAGATCACCGCGCTTACCGAGTCGGCTAAGACAGCGGCTCAGTTCTTCGGCACCGTCACTCGAGGGGGCGGTCATGAGGAGTAAACGGCATACGGTCCCGGACGATATTCATGAGGCCGTGCAGGCGCGTGAGGACGCGAAGCGGCAGTTGCGGAAGGTTCGCGCGCAGGCCCCGTTCGTTGCCCGTCTCGTCGGCGGTCTTGTGGAGCGTCGGGACGAGAACCATTTCATCGAACTGTTGAATATGCACGCCCGGAGGCAGCAATGACCCTCGCGATTCTCATTCTGTTGATCGTCGGCCTAGTCGCCTTGGTCGCGTTCATCTACCGGTACGCCCGTTACTCACCGTGGCGTGCCACGTTCCAAGGGCGCACGTTGATGGCGCAGAAAGTCGCGATGGCGCTGCTTGTCGCCTATTTCATCCTGCAACCGTTCGTGCATTACGCGGCGGCGGACATTGTGAAGCTCGTCCTCGTGGGGCTGCTCATGGCACTGTTCTGGACCACTCTCGCGGGACTGTTGCTTGCGCAGACGGAGCATCGTCCCGTGTCGCGGAAGCATGGCACCGGGTACGTGCCACCCGGCGAGATCGAGGATACGCGTCCCAAGAACAACAACGTAAGGAGCCATCATGGCAACGAAAACGACGATCAACATTAGCCCGAAGGTTCTCACCGGGTTCCTCACCGGGTTGGGCACCGCAGCCCTGTTGGGTATTGCGAAAGCGGTGAACCCGGACACGTTCGATTTCCTCGGCCCGTGGGCGGCGGTAGCGTACCCGGCGTTCACGGTCCTTGTCGCGCAGGCAGCCGCATGGTTGAAGCGGGAACACGCCGCGGCTGAGGAACCGGCCCCGCCTGCCGCTGACGGTTCCTACAACGTGTCGTCGCTGCCTGTTGCCGCACCGGTGGCACCCGAGTTCGACGCGATCGTCGCCGGCCCTGTCGACGTGCCCGCACCCGTAGCGCCCGCCACAACCGCCTAACCCCCACCCGACACCCACCGCCCCGGTTGGGGCTTTTTTTACGCCCGGATGCGGGCTGAAGGAGCGCGACAATGGCTAACCCAACCTCACAGTGGGACAAGGTACCGATCTTCGGCTGGTACATGGAACTCGAC